TGACTGCCCAGGTAGTACAAGATGGATTTGCTCCCGACCCGAGTGCCCGCCGAGCGAATCGGGTATTTACCAATCAGTTTTGCCAAGGCGTTTTGTTTCGTTTGGGTGATGTGATGTTCGCTGTGTATGGTCAGTTCATCGCTCGTCAAACGTTGAATGACGACGTCGCCCATGATGAAATCCACGCGCTCGATGATGGCGTGTCCAATGGACTCGATCCATCCCGTGGCGGAACGTCCCGTTCGGGGAAGCGTCATTCTGAACGCCAAGTTCGTCAGCACATCTCCAGTGTTCGAGGGGACTCTGAAACGAACGGTCTGTCCGAAATCTGGTTTTCCCTGTCCTATGTGTTCCAAGTTGACGGTCTGCGTCGCGAACGTCGTGTGCTTGTGGAATATTTCTTTGAACGGTGTGTACTCGGGGTCATCGATCAGGTACGAGTCCCTGGATCCTTCACCGGAAACCGAGAGCTGTGTTCGACCAGCCATCCTACTATTACCGATCAGAATTTTAAGCCACAGATTCCGTCGGATATGGTGAGGATGTTGTAATTCTTCACCAAAACTCGAACGATGTTGTCATACCCGGCGTATTCCGGTAACTGTTGAATCTCAACCTTGAGCAATTGGTGCGCCACCCGACTGAAATTCACCTGACCCGTCGGGTAATACGCGTCCGGGCGAACCGCCCAACTGTACACGCCGAAATTTCCACGAATGGTGTGATTGAACACGATGTCCTGATCACCGTCCGGGGCGACCTCGATCGTGGACACGGTCTGTACCAACGGACTGTTCACGTGTTTGCGCAACGGCACCTCGTAGGTCAAGTATTTGTAATCGTGGTCGAACACGACCTCGTTGTTGAACCGCAGTTCCACCCGCTCGATGGGATTGAAGGTGTTCGGGAAATTCGCCACCACGGACGCTTTACTCCTCGACAGGAAATACATCTCTTTCACCGGGTGTTGGAATTTCAACAACACGCTCTTCTCGGTCTCGCCGTACGGCATCTCGAACTCCGCCTTTTGGAGCTGGGTGATGCAATAGTCGAGCGGTGTCGTCATGTAATAGTTCCGTTCCTCCTCTCCCACGTACGCGAACTCACAATCCAGACTCATGTTTTTGATTTGTGCGGTGACACCTGGGACGTAGCCGTAGAAGATCATCTCCGAAAGTGGACGTAATTTCAGTTTCACCTCGACGACTTGTTTCGTGAGCGCGCATGTTGGTATGCTCAGGGCACTGTGTCGGTGGAAATAGAATGGAATATCCAGGAAATACGTGTACTGTCCCGTGTACGAGAGAAAATTGCCGTGTCCGGACAAGAAATATTCCGTCTGTTCGATGTCGTCCGACGTTAAGGTCAGTTGCGAATTCATGTAAATGTACTCGCCTGTGATTCTCTGGATCGTTTGCGACCCGATCACGAGGTCGGCGTACTCGATCAAATGACTGATCACACTCGGTGGGTAATAATTGTTGTTCCACTCCTCGGAAAAATCGGGTTTGGGATCGGTGAGCGTCACTCGAAGCGTCATATTTCGTATCAAATCACCTCGACTCGGGTCGACGATGGCGGTGACGTGCTTGCCGAAGTCGATCGACCCACCGCCCTCGAACGGCACCTCGATCTGTTCCACGCTGAACGGTGTGCTCCTCTTGTATCGCTTCAGGAAATGACTGTACGACGGTTTACCGACGAGCCAACCGTCGAGCGATCCAATGGTTGCCAATTTCAATCTGCCGACTGTGGACATCCTACGATTAGCTCACAAAAGATTTCGCGTCAGAGTGGAGCACTTTCTTTGTTCGATGCTAGTAGAATGAGCATGAACTTACAGCTCAGGCGATTCAACCCAAAGACCATGCCCGACGACGCCGTGTGTGTGTTCGTGGGTAAGCGTCGCACGGGAAAGTCTCAATTGCTCAAGGACATGATGTATCACAAGAGACACATCCCAGCGGGAGTTGTGCTCAGTGGCACCGAAGAAGGCAATTCATTTTTTGGTGGCTTCGTTCCGGATCTGTTCGTGTACGGAGACTACGATAAAGAAGCTCTCGAACGTGTGGTCGGGAGACAGAAGCAGATGCTCGCCGCGAAGAAATGTCAACCGGCGTTCGTCGTCTTGGACGATTGCATGTATAATCCGTCGTTCCTCAAAGACAAGATCATTCGTCAATGTTTCATGAACGGAAGGCATTGGAAGCTGTGGTTCGCGCTGACCCTTCAGTACAGTATGGATTTACCACCGAGTTTGCGGGCTAATTGCGACTACGTTTTTGTGTTGCGCGAGAACGTATTAGCGAATCGAGAACGCCTATGGAAGAATTTTTTTGGTATCGTGCCGACGTTCGATATGTTCTGTAAGATATTGGACGCCACCACGGAAAACTACGAGTGTCTGGTGTTAGACAACACGTCCAAGTCGAACAAACTCACCGACTGCATCTTTTATTACAAGGCTGACTTACGAAAGAATTTCAGGGTGGGGTCACCAAAGTTTTGGAGCATACACAAAAGAATGTACAACCCATCGCACGCTGCCCAGGAGGATCCGCGCAAGGCTGACAAGAAGACGGCGCTGAAAATCACGAAGAAAAAATAAGGCACCAATCACAGAACCCGATGAGTGACTCCATTCAGAGTGTCAATTTGGCTGACGATTCCCAATACGTGTCTCTGAACGTCGACACGACGAGACCGGAGCCACCCACGACCACGACGACGACGCGCGAAGCCGAGACCACCACAGCGTTCGTGCAACAAGAAAAAAATCTCACTCAACAACAAACTGGAATGATGGATTCTACGCCAATCAGCGATCTCATGATGGAAGAGCCCGGTTTTATGGATCAGCCGCAACAACCGATGCTTCAACAACAACCGCGCATGCAAAGTTTGCAAATGCAAGCGCCGACGCAAGGCGGACAGATGATGATGATGCCGCAACAGCAAGAGCAAGCCGTGAAACCGGAGAGCAAGAATTTCATGAACTTGACGGACGATCAACTGATCGCTCTGGTGGCGGGCGTCGCCGCGAGCATCGCCATCAGTAAACCGGTGCAAGACAAGCTGGTCACCGCCGTTCCGAATTTCTTGGACAACGCTGGGTCGAGAAGCATGGTCGGGTTAGCCGCCACCGGTGCAGTCGCCGCCGTCGTGTTCTACATGGCGAAGTCGTACGTGATCAGTCGCTAACGTGTTGACCACAGAATTCCTTCTTCCCATCGATGGGCTCGTAAATTCCCAGACTCACGCATATGTCCCTGAGGTCTTTGTAATTTGACCAGAACAGATCGCTGTGGCTGTACACCTCCACCGTGCAGTGTGCGAGCTCGTGAATCAACACGTGGAAAATCTCGTTCGGTTCCCCTTGCAAACACAGGGTGATGTTTGCCCCTTTGTTCGTGTTGAAACCGACCGTGTCTTTCATGGTTTTGTACGCGGTGAGGGGTTTGGGATCCCACAACATCTGAAAACGCAAATTGTTCGACGTCCGCAAGTGGTCGCACAACACTTTGTAGCGACGACGAACCTCCAACATCTGCGGTGGTTCGCGCGTACGACTCAGGATGATCACATTCGCGGTGAGCAAAAGTGGGAGGAACATCCTTACTTTACTTATTAAACACAAATAAAAATTTACTGTACATCTGTGAGATCCTCGCCCCCTGTAGGGGTTCCCACATGTGTAACTGAAATCCGGCGTTCTCCAACGCCGTGATCAACACGTCCGAGTAACACACCGGCTCTGATTTCGGTCCGTCGTCGTAAAACGGCACACCCGCCAACTGCACGAATAGTTTTTCACCAAAATCACCGTTCCCGTGTGCCAGCTTCATCTTGAAAAAGTTCCCCTCCGCGTCCTTGTAGGGTGTCATCGACAATATGCGACGGCTGTCGGGTATCACACCTACGAGTTTACCACCCTTCTTCACACGTTTTTTGATTTCCCTGATCGTCGACTCGAACAGTTCTTTCGTCTTGAAACAGTAATGTAAACTAAAATTGTACACGACGACGTCGAACGGGCGTTTGGGTGCACCGTGAATGTCTCCGTGATAGAAATTCACCCGACGCATGTCCAAGTTCTTCGCTCGTTGACGCGCCTCCACCAACGCCGACTCTTCGGGATCGCACATGTTCAGATTCGTCACACCGACTGATTTGTATTTTGGAAGATCACCCCCGAACCCACACCCGACGTCCAACACGTGACATTCCGGTGTACACGTGGACGCGATGAGTTCGCGCTTCACCAAATTGTGATGCTTTCGAATCTCTTCCATGTTATTGTAACACAAATCCGAGCTCGGTGTTTTGAAGCGGTCGATCGAGCTTCCAATTGTACAAGTAGTAGTGAAGGGCACCCTCGCCACGAATGAACTTGCGTTCGCGAAGCTCGTCCTCGGCGAACGGTGCGTCCTGGCAGTTCAGTACGTCGAAGCCCGCGTACTTCGCGAGGATCGTCGCGTCTAGTAGGGCACCTTCGCCCACGGCGTGAAGAATCTCGGCTTGTCTGTTCGCCACACCGTTCGCGCCCCTGTACCCGACTTCGTACAGACAGACGAATTTTCCTTCTCCGACGAACACGTGCGGGAGGTTCAGGAGACGCTGAACGTAATCTTCGTCGATGTACCTGCACAGTCGAAGACTTTGCGCCTCCGCTCGCAGTATGTTCAGGATGTCTTCGGCGTCGTCTTGTGTCGCGCGGTGAAGCGGTGACGTCCCGTGCACGTCGAACATGCGCGCATTCGGTCGGTCGGTCTGGTAAAACCCTGATTTTATGAGATTCGGAATGTTCAGTAATCGATGCCACGAGTGCGTGGTCGCCACGGGCGATGGAAGTTCTTGCACGGCGGTGAAAATGCCCTGATAGATGCCTCGCAGCACCTCACGACGGGCGAGCTCTTTGATCAGCAATGGTGCCAAACGTTTACCGCGCAGTTTTTTAGAGACACACAGGAACGTCACCTCGACCGTGGACACGCGCTCGCCATCGCACATCATGTGTGAGGGACGACCGGCGATGAATCCCACGAGTTTACCACCCTTCCGCAGGGCGATGTTCCAATACGGGTCGGCGTGTAGAACCCACTCGATGAGTTCTTTGGAAAATTCCATGCTCGATTCGTCGTCTGTCAGGTAGTGCGCAGACAACAGATTTCTCAACTCATGGGTCTGACAAGTCGACCATTCGAAACCTTCGGGTAAGGGGACGGGTGAGTCGTCGGCGTCACGAGTCCGGGCATCCTTCCCCATCGGTTGCGTGTTCCAAAATTCATGACCAGAACTCATTGTGTTTATCGTGATATGTCATCATTCCTTTGACCCATGAATATTTCATGAACTCGAGTGAATTCATGAAACCATCCTGAAAAAAAGATCGACGATTTGTTAGGGAAAAAATTTGTTAAATAGTGAAGGTACCATGGATGTCATGAGACCACGTTATTAAACAATACAAATCATGTAAATCAAAACATGAGATTCATAGAGGTGTGTGCGGGTGCGGGTGGTCTCAGTCACGGGCTCTCGCTCGCCGGTCACCGAGCCGTGCTCTTGAACGATAACTGTAAGACGTGTTGCGAGACGTTGCGAAGGAATCATCATGGATGTGACGTGTTGTGCGAGGACATGATGAAACTCGACCTGACGGAGTATCGAGGTCGAATCGATCTCTTGTGTGGAGGGATTCCATGTCAAAGTTGGTCGACCGCGGGAAAACTCTTAGGACTCGAAGACGCACGAGGGAAGCTCATGTACAAGTTCAAAGAATTATTACAACAGTGTGAACCCAAGTGTTTCATGATAGAGAACGTGAAAGGGATGCTTCACCACGACAAGGGCGCATCGTTTGAAAAAATCAAAGACCTCTTAGCGTGTGACGGCAAGTACACGATACATCACAAAATTCTCAACGCGAACGATTACGGTGTAGCACAGAAACGTGAAAGATTGTTCATAGTCGGTGTCTCGAAGGAGTGCCCGTTTGAGTTTCCATCACCACTGACGCACAAACCAACTCTCGGCGAAGCCCTTGAGGGTGTACCGGACAGCCCGGGTCAGGCGTACAGCGTGGAGAAGAAGAAGATTCTCGACATGGTACCCGAGGGCGGATGTTGGATCGATTTACCCGAACAAGTGCAGAGGGACTACATGGGTAAAAGTTTCTTCTCGGGTGGTGGGAAGAGGGGCTATGCCAAGCGCTTGTCCATGAAACAGCCGAGTGTGACACTCACGTGTTCTCCCGCACAGAAACAGACGGAGCGATGTCACCCGAAAGAGACGAGACCCCTCACGACACGAGAGTACGCGCGCGTGCAATCGTTCCCGGATGAGTACGAGTTCGCCGGCAGCGTGAATGCGATTTACAAACAAATAGGCAACGCGGTTCCGGTCATGCTGGCGTACCACGTGGGAAAGAGTTTAAAGTCGTTAGACGACATGCAATAAATAAAAATGGTGATTCCAAACGACGCGACCTTGTGCAGACTCAGGCGAATTGTCATAGACAAAAACCATACCCGAACGAAACGCACGCACTCGTTGACTCGATCCATGTATGAAAACGTGTTCGGTTACACCGATGATGGATCGAGTGAAAGAATAGTGAGCATGCGATGGGGTGATTTCATAGAGGGTGCCCTCGCACATCTTCCTCATTGCACGTGGTTGTCCAAAAAGTATCGCAAAAACATCCGACAGTGTTCGTTTGATTTCGTCCACAAAGACCCGACGACGGGAAAATTTACCTTTTTCGAGGTCAAGTCGAGGGATAACACTTTGAACTCGAGTTCTAAATCCGCGACGTTTGAGAAAATCAAACACATGCGCGCTCGTGGACACGACGCGTACGTGATTTACTACGACAGTCGACCGATGAAGGGTGATGTCGAATTATCTGGCAGACAATTCTTTGAGAAATTTTTCGGATCTGCGAAATTGTTTGACGACATGAACCGTGCTATCATGGAATTAAAGAAGACGCCATAGGGTATGATACAAGCAACGAAGACATGAGCCTCCTCGACCAAGACTACGATTTGCCCCCGGGTCAACTTTTCGCCTGCATCTCCGTCGTCGGACCGGACACGCCTCAACGTTCTGACAATTTCGCGGTCAAGATCAGAGGCGTCTTCGGCACGCGCGACGAGGCGGCGAAACATGCCCAACGTATCCAAAAGTCCGACGACACCTTCGACATCTACGTCGCGGATGTCGGCAAGTGGTTGTTGCTTCCGCCACCCAAGGACATCGAAGACAGTCACTACGCGAACGAAAAGCTCGAACAAATCTTCGGCGAGTACAGGGAGAACCAGATCCAAGCGAAGAAAATGTTCGAGGAACGCAAGCGCAACATGATCGAGCGTGCGGATGGCAACTATGTGGTTCCGGGCGACGAGAACAGTGCGTTCTACACGAAGCCGGATGAACCGCCAATCAGCCACCCGTCGGACATCGTCGACAAACTCAAGGTCGAACACCCAGACTGGGAGATGCCGAAGTTGATCGCCGAAGCCGATAAGATTGTCGCCGAGGAGATCGAAGAACGCCGGAAGAAGCGAGAAGCCGCCCCGACTGAGGAAGACGCCCCGACCGAGGAAGCTGCACCGACCGAGGAAGCCGCGGAATAAATTTCATACACTATTGTAATGAGTGCAATTTCTATCATACTCAATGTTGTGACCCTACTCATAGTTTTCTACGCGATTATGATACACGGCGACGCGCTCGACATAGACAGAGGTGACAAACCAACCATGGCGAGTGATGTTATGGAAGAAAATCTAACGGATCCACTCGTCGTGGGAAGGGGATATTTCAGGGATAGTGAAAAATTTGGAAGGATAGGTAAATTTACAGGAAATGATCTAGGGGTTCCGGAAGATAACTGGGCTGATCATCGTTTTGCCCATGAAAAATCCTAACAGAAACGCGACGAATGCCATCAGGTATGTGTTCTTGTCGAGTGACGTGATGTCGAAGGAGTTCGATTGCACAGGTGGCATTGATGGGTAAAACATCTGTGGAGGTGGTGGTTCCATGTACATCTGTGGTTGCATGTACTCGTCTATGGGAGAGCTGTCCTCTTCATGTTGATCCGGTAAAGGGGGTTCTTTGGGCACGTGAATGCTCGGATTATAATCGATGGGTTGTCCGATATCGGTCTCCATTCTTATTAATATGTACAGGCGCTAATTCTTTTAACCCCGTCTATATTTCTTTCGCCTACGTATGATCTCCTCCTCCTCTTCTTCTTCGTCTGACGAAGACGACAAGTACTCTTCTTCCGAGTCCGAATCGTCATCTTCATACGAAGCATCTTCGTCTTCGTCTTCGTCTTCGTCGTCCTCGTCGTCCACGATCAGTCCGATG